GGAATCCGCCGGGCTCGGTGTGGTGGTAGCTAGCCTTGGGCCACCAGGGCGGATCTTATGTGAGCTAATTGACGATCCCTGGCGGCGGCCCCGGCGGCGTCACTGGCGGCCCAGGCGGCACTGGCGTCACGATCCCCGGCCAACCACGACTGTGCCCACGACTCCCACGCAGGCACGCCGGATCTGCCCAGCATGCAACGGATCGCATCCTCCACGATCCTGTCTACCACTCCGCCAGCCGCATCGCCCAGCACATCGGGGCGGAGCAGCACCCAGATACGAGCATCAACCGGAACATCGGTCCGATCTGCAACCTCCAGGGGAGTCAGCCCACGCTCTGGCACCAGACCGGAGATCTTGTCATCGCTATAGCAGGCGTTCCACCTGCGCAACAACTCTCTAGTGATCATCATTTCGACCTCCCGCCCGGAATCCGCCGGGCTCGGTGTTAGAACATGTTATGCGAGTGATGCTCTAATATGAGCCAATTGCGACCGCCTTGCGGCGGAATATGCTGTGGAATCTACAGCTTCGTCTGAGTCAGACCATGCCGCATCACTGGCGGACCATGCCGCATCCTTGGCGACATTATGGGCGGACTTGATGACCATAAAGTCATTATCCGCATTACGGGCTGCCACGGAGGCCCTGGCGGCCCATGTTGCCCATGCTGCTCTAGCTGCCCAAACATGTGAGGCTGCCGAATCCGTAGCGGCATCGGCAACCCTTTTGAAGAATACATCATGCATAGATGTGTCACCGGCAAGCCACGCCTGTGCCCACGACTCCCACAGGGGGACCCCAGAACGGCCAATTGCGCTACGGATAGCCTCATCAACAATCTGCGTCAAAACCTTCTGGAGGCCCTTGCCAAGAACCTCCGGGCGCAACAATACTGCAATCCGATCGTCAACCGGAATGTCATCTCTGTCCGCAAATTCCAGCGGAGTCAAGCCTGCCTCTGGGACCAAGCTAGTAATAAGTCCATCATCGTAGAACACGTTACATCTCCGCAACAATTCCTTAGTGATAGGCATCGGCCCCTCCCGTGGCGGGCGGTTTGTTTGTCTCCCCCTCAACCACGAAGCAAGGATAACCCCGTCGAAGGCTGGCGTCAAGATACTTTCTGAACTTTTTTTGCTGTCATGTCGTTTTTTTTCTGCGTGACTCCGCTGGGCAATCCAGTATCTTGTCAATCGGTGCCTGTTCATCCTCCTGGACAGGCACCACCCACCCGGGGGCTCCGGCTTCCAACCCCTTTGGCCGGGGGTTGGGGCCGTCCCCGTAACGGCCAACGAAGGTGGTTGAAGCATGGACGACCGTTTTCCAATCGGGGGCATTCTTGTCCCCACAGCAGCGCTTCCAAACGGGAGGCTGCAACTCGCAAACCCTGAGCACCAGCAAGCCCAGCGCTACGGCGGCCCTCGTGCTGGTAAGGATATCGCTCCGTTCATCCCCGGCAGTTGCCGACACCCAACCGATCCTCGTTGGACCCTGGTACCACGTGGGGCGATGGACGCACTTGGCCTCTCTGACAAGCAAATCCTTTGGCACTCCAGAGCGGAGGCTATCACTCCTCACAGGCAGCTCGTTGGAACCGAATTCGCTGGCACGCTTCGCAGTTACCAGGAAGAGGCAGTCGAGAAGGCACTTGCCGTAAAACATGGGGTGATCGTCATGCCGCCCGGGGCAGGGAAAACGGTCACCTCGCTTGCTCTTGCCAGCCGCCTCGGTCTTCGCCCGTTGATCCTCGTGCATACCACGGACCTGATGAACCAGTGGATTGATGCTTCCACCCAGTTCCTCGGTCACCCGCTTGACAAGATAGGAGGCGGTAAGGAAACGACCGGGTCCATTATAGGGACTGTCTGCATGGTCCAGACGCTCACCACGTGGCATCGCTTGGAGTTGGAAGAACTCTCCATGCGGCACGGGGTCTTGCTGGTTGATGAATGCCACCACGCCCCGGCGGAGACGATTCTCAAGGTGCTTTGGAACCTTGGTCTTCCACGCCGGTACGGTGTTTCTGCCACACCCAAGCGGGCGGACGGACTCACGGACCTTCTGTACTGGGTCTTCGGCCCCATCGTTCATCAAGTTCGGACCAAGGATCTGGTTGAAGCCGGGGTGGCCGTGTCTCCTCTTGTCACGAAGGTCAGCACCAAGTTCTCGTTCGCTGTCCACAAGCAGATCAAGGTCTCCCGTGGCTTCTCCAAGTGGGGCAAGAACGTCTTCTGGTCCAAAGTCAAGTGGAACACCACTTCTCTCTTGGAGGATGCAAAGGACGTGGCAAAGCGGGCCGGGCGTATCGTGATTCGAATGGTGCCAGAAGATGAATCGGAGCCCCTCTGCAAGAGGTTCGAAGATCTTGGATTGGATATCGAAAGGCAAGTGGACAGCCAGTCGCTTGCGAACGTCTACAAGGCACTCTGCGAAGACGAAGACCGGCTCTCCATCATCACGGAGCGAGTCTTGTTTCGGAGGTCGGAAGGGCGAAAGGTCTTAGTTCTCGCTGGTAGGGTGGCCTATTGCCAGAGAATCTATGACGAACTTGCCAAGGCCGGTATAGTGTCTTGCGTTCTGACAGGGAAGCTCTCCGACGGGAAACGAAAGGCGACCCTGGCACGGTACAAGGCCGGAGAAGTCATGGTCTGCATCGCCACAAGCCTTGCAGACGAGGGGTTGGACGTGCCTGATACTCAGCCCTTGTCATGGCTTTCCCTGGACGCAGCGAGGCGAAGACGATTCAGCGTGCGGGCCGAACGATGCGAAGTGTCCAAGGCAAAGGGAGGCCCGTGATTGACGACTTGGTGGATGACGAGATTGCCGTCTTCGCTTCCCAATGGGTTGCGAGACGGGCGGCCTACAAGAAGGCCGGGTGTGAGATTGCATCGGCGACAAAACCTGCCAGGGTGGCGGGTTCAAGGTCGCTTCTCTAGGAGGAAGACCATGGCGAGTTTGAACAAACTTCACTTGATCGGGAACGTCGGGAAAGACCCTGAGGAGCATGGAGGCGTCGTCACCTTCTCTCTGGCCACCTCGGAACGGTGGAAAGACAAGACCAGCGGAGAGATGCAAGAGAAGACCGAGTGGCATCGCATCGTTATCTTCGGGCGCCTGGCAGGGATCGCCTCGCAGTTGGTTCAGAAGGGCTCCCAGATCTACGTCGAAGGTTCCGTTCGATACCGTGACTGGATCGACAAGGAAGGCATGAAGAGGAACAGCACGGATATCGTCGTCAATGAGCTCAAGTTGCTGGCTAATGGGAAGCCCGGTGACCGACAGCCGCAATCCAAGCGCATGGCCCCGGCCCCCAACACCAACCAGGCGCCCATGGATGAACCGAAGGCGCCGGAAGGCGATTTCCCATTCTAGCTTGGAGGCATCCATGAACTTCATTGACGTGCTCTGTATCTGCCAGGAAGTCCCTTCTGTAAGTTCCGGTACCCTCCAAGACTGCCATGTGCGCATGCAGGCCCCGGGGGAACTTCACGCTACATTTCTTGACCAGGATACCGGGGAGCGTCCTGTCCCTCCCGTGGCATCGAAGTGTCAAGTCCATCGGCCCAAGAGGAAAGGGATCTTCGTGGCCCATATTGCGGTGAGTGAGGACTGCGGCATCATGCAGGTCGGCTCCGTTCAGTGGCAACCCCTTGCCCCCGTCTTTCGCACCTACCTTTCCACGGCAAACGGAGGAGCCAGGTGAAAGCTCTCATTCTCATTTGGCTCTTGGCTCACGGAGTCCCCGGCCACGATGCGGAGGTCATGGCCCCTTGCATCGCAGCATCAAGTGCCCCCTACGTGATGCTTGGGGTAGTCTGGAAAGAGAGCGACTGCCAGAACGGAAGCCGCTCCAAGGCCGGGGCCTGTTCGTACTTCGGACTCCTGGGTGGACGATACGGGAACCCATCATGTCATGCCTTGGAGAACGACCCAGCCCTCGCATGCCGGACAGCAGACCAGGAACTCGGCTACTGGCGAGGCACTGCGGGGAGGCCTACCTCGACGCCTATAACGGCGGATGGGCTAAGTGCTGGTCCGGCAAGCACAAGAGGCAAGCGAAGTGCAAGGCAGAAGGGTGCCGGAGATATGGGCACCGAGTGATGAAACACGCCGCATGGGCCAAGTTGATCTTGGAGGAGATGCGTTGATTCTCATTTATTTCCACACCTCAGTCCCCGAAGATACCAGGTGGTTTGTTCCATTCCCTGAGAACACCGCCGTGCTTCACTTCATGGGCAGCTTTGAACGGATTCCCCCGAAGCCTCCGCTCTCTCTTGACATCATTCAGAAACACCCCGTAACGAGTAGAAGAATCCACCGTGGGAAAGCGAAGAACCGCACCCCCGTCAAGAACTTTCGTTTTCACTACCAGCCCCAACGGAGGGTCAGATGAACCCGCTTCTGGAGGCAGCACGTCGGTACACCGCTGCCGGCCTTTCCGTCTTGCCGACCCACGTTCCAACGCCGGAAGAGCCAGGTAAGAAATGGCCCATCATGCACTTGCTCCCTGTCGAGGAAACTGCCGATGGGCCTAAGCGAACATGGGGCCCATTCAAGGATCGCATCGCTTATGAGTCGGAGCTTCTTGCCTGGTTCGAAGATGCAGATCCTGAAAAGGTGGGCATCGGAATCATCGCTGGGCGAGTCAGCAAGAATCTGGAGATCATCGATATCGAGTTCTCCGACCTGGTCACCTCTTGGCTCAAGAACGTCCGGCTCATGGATGAAGCCCTCTCGCAAAAACTCGTGGTGGAGAAAGCCCCGAGAGGTGGGGCTCACGTCTTTTATTGCTGCCGTACTGTCATTGGGGGCCCTCAGAAGCTCGCCATGGGGCTCCGGGAGAAGGACGGGGAGTTGAAGGAAACTACCCTCATTGAGACACGAGGGGAGTCGTCCTATGCCATCGTGGCCCCGTCGAAGGGGTACATCCCAAAGCGCCTGAGCCCGGACCTGGTACAGACGATTTCGCCAGAAGAACGGGACATGTTGCTCTCTGCTGCCCGGGCCCTCAATGAGGTCGTCGTTGAATGTGCCGTGCCGGATCTTCCTAAGCCAAAGGCAGATGGACAGAAGAGACCGGGGGACCACTTCAACGAAGACTTTGCCACGATGGAGCAAGTGCTCACTGCGTGGAGCTGGTCCAAGTGCTACACCAACGGGACGGTGAGTCACTGGAGACGACCCGGGAAAGAGAAGGGCGGTATCTCGGCGACCTTCAATCACATCCCTGGTAAGTTCCACGTCTTCACCTCCAATGCCTCGCCTTTGGAGATGAACGGGACCTACTCTCCATTCGCCCTCTACACCATGCTCGAACACAACGGGGACTTCTCCAAGGCTTCCTCGGTGCTCAGGACGATGGGATACGGAGTCCTTGACCCCTTGGCGAACGTGAGGCCAGTCGAGGAAGAGCCACCCGTGATAGACGTCGACTCCCTTCCCCCTGCCAATCGGACCAGCTTGGCGCTGGCTCCGGATCTCAAGGAAGAGGAAGCCCGATATCAACCAGGTCACCCGGACTTTGAGCCTGGAATGGATGACCCGGACGAAGACGAAGCCCCGGTTGCCCTCTTGCCGGACCCGACTATGCTGATTGTGCCACCGGAAGGCTATCCCCATATCCTCGATTCGGACGTCGTGGAGTACGCCCTCGGTGGAGAACAGGGCCTTGGCAAGTTGGCCGCCCGGATGTTCAAGAACAAGTTGCTCTTCGACCACTCCACTCACCACTGGTTCCGATGGGAGGGAAACTACTGGACCGAATGTCTTGTGGGCGAGCCATTGGAGGAACTTGAAAGCCTCCGCAAGCTCATCATCTCCACTGCCGTGAGGAAGAGACCCAAGAAGTTGCGGGTCAAAGGCGACAAGACTCACGAACAAGCCATCGTCAACAATCAGAAGATCGACAAGACGGAGCTGTTTGACCTGCTCTTGAAAGCCTCTCAAAGTCTTCAAAAGCTCTCCACCTGCAAGAGCGTCTTAGAGTTCGCCTGCTCTGGTTTCCACGGTCTCGGGACCAGCGGTTTGGATTGGGACCAGGACATGCAGTTCCTGCTGCCATGCTCAAACGGCATCGTGAACCTCAAGGATGGGACAATCCGACCTGGTACTCAGACGGACCGTTTCAAGACCGTCTGCCCTACTCGGTACGTGCCGGACGCCCAAGCTCCCCGATGGGAACAGTTCATCCGTGAGATCATGCCGGACGAGGATACCGCAGACTTCCTCCGTCGGCTTCTCGGCTATGCCATCACAGGCAGCGTCGTTGAACACGTTTTCCCGGTCTTCTGGGGAAAGAACGGGCGCAATGGCAAGGACACACTGACCGAGACGCTGTTCAACATCATGGGACCCATGTCTACCCCAGTGTCAGCCAAGACACTCATGAAGCAACCATTCGCCGTAGAGCACGACAGCCCCATGCTTGACCTTCGTGGCAGGCGCTTTGCTTGGGCCTCGGAGGCTGAAGACAAGCAAGCCCTTGACACGGCCAAGGTCAAGCTGTGGACGGGCGGCGGTGCCCTCAAGGGACGCCCTCCCTATGGTGCACGGCAGATCACCTTCAACCCGACCCACAAGTTGTTCCTGATATCGAACTACAAGCCGGTCGTTCCATCGGATGACACGGCGTTCTGGCGAAGAATGGTCCTGATCCCGTTCCCCGTCACGTTCACGGAGGAACCCACCAAGCCCAACGAGAAACTCATTGACCCCGATCTCAAGGCGAAGCTGACCATGGAGCGGGAAGGCATCCTTGCCTGGCTGGTCCGGGCCTGCATCGAATGGCAGGCCAAGGGACTCATGAGGAGCCAGGTCGTTCGCAGAGCGACTCAGGAATACCATGATGAAGAGGATGCCATCGGGGAATTCATGAAGAGGTTCCTGGTCACCGACTCGGAAGGCCGTCTCATGGGCAAGGATATCTTCAACCGATACGTCCAATGGCTTGAGGATGTGGGAGAGGCGAAGCAAGCCATCGGGTACAAGAAGTTCATGAAGGTCTTGCGAGGCAAGGAAATCGAGACCAAGAACTTCGGGCACGGGATTGAAGTGCTTGGGTTCCTGTTCGGAGATCCCAGCAAACTGGAGGTCGTGTGATGGATATCCTGGCCCCCGACGCTGCCGTCTGGTCCGTGCTTGGCATCCTGCTGATCTGGTCAGGACTGATCAAAATTCTGTTCGACGAACTGTTTGCCAGAAGGATGCCAGAGGGACGAGGGGTTATCCTTCGCCCTCTCTATGGGCAGGGCCCGATGCTCTGGTATCTCGGCTGTGCCTTCCTTGGATACTCGCTCGCTTTTCTGAGGTAACCCATGAGACATCCCAAGGTGAAGCGGCCGGACGGCAAGTTCGTCCCGATGGACCACTTCAAGAACCACCTGAACAAACAAGACTGGGCAACCCCTCCGGCAATGGTCCGGCTGATTGCGAGGATGCTTGGACTCCCTGGAGACTCATTCGACCTGGACGTGTGCGCCGTGCCGGCAACGGCCAAGGCAAAGCGCTTCTACACGCCGGAGGACAACGGGTTGGCCCTCCCGTGGGACGGGGCCTGTTGGTGCAACCCGCCCTTCAAAATCGAGCAAGTGAGGAATTGGGCCGCCAAGGTACATTTCGAAGTGACGGAGGGGAATGCGAGGCTATCGACTTTCCTTTGCCCGCCCAAGTCAGACCAGGATTGGTGGCATATGCTGCTAGGAACAGGCCTTGTGACTCACCAAATCGATTGCAGAGGGCGCATCGCCTTCCTTGACGAGTTTGGACACCCAGGGCTTGGCCAGTCGGAACCCACAGCATGCCTCGTGCTCTCTGCCGGCGCATCCTGTTTCGCCCCGGCACGTGGATGGATTGAGAAGTTGGACGATATCGATGCCTGGCATGGAGGATGGTACGGCTCCACGGTGGAACACACCATCTATACCAGGGCCCGGCTTTTATAGGAGGACCCATGTTTGCCAAGCTCAGAAGAGAACTCACTGCCGTGGCCAACGGCACCACATGGATCTTGATGAATGCCATCGGGGCATCTCAGGAGAAGCAACACCTTGAGGACAGAATCGTGTCCGCCAACGATGCGGCCAGCGTAGCGAACGAGGCCATCTCGGATGCGTGGTATGCCCTCAAGAAGTTGGCTCAAGACAAGGCCGTTCTTGACGACCACTGGACCCTCGCTGATTCCATCATCTGGTTCTTCGGAGTCTGCGAGTCGGAGGCTGCCAGTAGGGAAGAGACTCTGGCGAGAGAGGTCACCACTCTGAAGGAGCAAGCGACGGTCGCTCGCCTTTCCGCCGAACATCGGTTCAAAAACATGATTGGCGCCATAAGTAACGCTGAACGTGCCAAGCACGAGTTGGAACAGTGTCAGAAACTGGTAACTCTGAGGGATGCCGATTTGAAGTCGGCGCATCAGCTGCGGCAAGACCTGCTGAAAGACAACCGGTTTTATGCCGAGCAACTTCGACAGTGCATGGAAATTGCGGAGAGATTCCTGTCTCATGACAAGAATGATCCTTCAGATATCCCCACCTTCATTTTGAATGCCTTCACGGCCTTATCGAATGAAGCCAAGCAAGCCCAGCGTGAGTTTGAACGGTGCGAGAAGCTCGCCTCGCAGTTAGTTTTCCTGCCCAAGGATGAACTACATGGGCATCAGCTCATGGAGGCCGCTTTCTCCGCCCTGAACAAGGAACGTGAAGGACTCGCAATCGAACGCAATGCGGCATGGGACGCCCTCAAGGCCGCCGGCGTTGCCATCCCGGGCGAAGAGGTGGAACCGGACGTCACCATCGCCAACGATGAAGCGGTCGTCAAACCCTCCGTGCCCCACATCAAGGCAGTAGCCAATGGCAAGGCCAAGAAGACTCCGCCTGCAGGGGAAGCAACGTCCTACTCTCCGTGCTCTGCGTTCGATTTGGACCGGCGGGACTGCATGCTCTGTGACATGGAGACTGGCCCTGATACTCGTTCGGGGGCCACCGTCCCCGACTGTTACCGGGGCAAGCTCTCCAAGATTCCCGACGCAGTTATCAACGAGGTGAAGGCAGAGATAGCGACTTGCACGCCACCCACTCGGTTTGAGTATCAGGCCTGCCTCAACGGAGACCTGCCCAAGTGTTGGAAGTGTCTGTTCTTCCCCGCCCATGCCAGTTCCACGGATCTCGGTCAACTTCCGAAGAGCTGCTACGCCGGCGAAATCTCGAAGCGCTAGCCAAGTTCTGTCACTTTCCCAACCAGCCCCGTATATTGGAGACGAACAGAGGAGGTTCCCATGGAACACGTCGTCCAGTGCCAGTACTGCAACATGCCCGTCCGTATCGATTGCAAGGAGGCCGATACCGAGACGTGCAAGAGGCTCCGTCGGAAGATGGAGGCCTACGATTCGGAACGCAGGCAACTCGTTTCCGAGATGAACCGTCTCAAAATAGAGCGTGATGCGGCAATCCACACGGCCAATATGGCCGAATGCACCATTCGCCAGAACAAGGGGTCCATTGAAGAACTCATTGCGGCGAATGATGCTCTTCGAGCGAGGAAGACTTCCGCCAAGTCGTCTTTCTTCCACCGTCTCTTTGCGAGGGGGTAGCCATGCCTTTCATCTGCAATCACGCCATGGACTACAAGCCATGCAAAGGCTGCAAGTGGTCTGAACCATGGGAAGCCAGCTTCCTGGTTGAGCAGGGACGTGGAACAAGGCTCACCCCTGCACCATTCCAGATTTACCGCATGATTCAGCCAACCAGGTTCTTCAAGGTGCGGCACTCGCCCGTGGCGAACTGCCCCCATGCGAGAGCCCTTTCCGTACCCATTCGAGTCTTGGAGGTGAACCCGTGAACAAGCTACCGATTGTTGCAGAACACTTCCCCAAGGAAGTGGCCAAGCACTCCATGACCGTACTTCTGAACCAGGGCCTCTATCGCCACCTGCGCTTCGCCCACGGCGATTCGAGCACCATGGCCTTCGACTTGCTGACCTACCCGGTCGGCCTATTGATCCGTGGAGACATGGGGTGTTATGTCTTCGAACGGAATGGTTCCGAGGACATGTTCGGGTTCTTCCGGGATGATGGTAAAGGCTCCCGCATCAACCCCGACTACTGGGCGGAGAAGTGCACTGCCCAATCCGTCTGGGGGAACGGTATCGAAGAGTATGATTCCGACACTGCCAGAGGAGACATCCTGAGTTGGTTGGCGGAGAGCCAAGACATGCCCGAAGACATGATGCACGAAATCATGGGGCGTCTCGACTTCGATTCGGAGATGGAGCTTCGGCAGTCCATGGCTCATGAGGATGCCTGCGGAGGATGGAACTTCGACTTTGGCGACGTGGACGAATGGTGGTTGTCCACATGGACCGTCTGCTACCTCTGGTGCCTCCACGCCATCGTGTGGGGCATCGAACAGTATGACCGTGCCACTCAGGAGCCGCATCATGGATAGGTTCGGTATCGTCCCCATCAAGTTGGATGGGAACCAGAACGTGTGTCACATTCAGTGTCCTGGCTACGGAGGCCTCCGGCTCGAATGCAAGGGCCCCTGGTGCGCCCGTCACAACCAGCCCATCCCCGACAGAATCCGGTGCCTTCAGTGTCATGATACCGAGTTCGCCCTTCACTCACTCCTTTCAGGACAAGAGGTCAAGCGATGATAAAGAGAGCACAGTTCCTTGGGTCGGATGAAGTCAGAGAGGTCAAGCACCGTTGGACCGACAGCCAGGCGCATGCAGTCCATGCCGAGATGCTCACGTGCCCGGGTTGCGGAGCTCCCGAGACTGCCGTCTGTAAAGAGGAACGGCAGCGGTGGTGCTGTGGCAGCAACATCCGCATCGTGAAGGACGGACGCAGGTTGTTCTTCCGCACCTGGTCGTGTATCCAGCTCGCCCACTTCAGGAAGACAGCGAGCGAGGCCATGTCATGACTCAGCACCTAGAGATTGAAACATGTCTAGAAGCCTTGGAGAAGAAGGCCCATGAGATGGAAGATGCCTTGGCCGATGCACAGGACCGAGAAATGGAGGCCAAGCGCAAGATGTTCGAGCTGATCGACGCTTGCGTGGAGTGGAAGGAACTCTACACTCGCACCAGGCGCCTGGCTGAATTGGCTATTGGGATGGTGGAGAACATCACCCGGGTCATGCCTCCGATTCAGGCGGAGCTCACCAAGGTCAGCGAAGACGTTCAGAAGCTCATGAAGGAACACCCCCTTGCCAACGGCAAGTAGCGGCGACAGGAGGCCCATGAAACAGTTCTTCGGCAAGCTCAAAAGGTTCTGTCTTTCGCTTTGTGAGAGGCTCCGTAACTGGCGAATCAGCCGGGCCTACTCTATCGGATATCACCGTGGGCTCGTGAAGGGGCTCCGCATCAAAGGCCGTTGGGACCTGTAACAGTCCATGTCACTCACCTTCGGCCATGCCGGCCGAAGTCATTCAGGAGGATCCGATGAATCGACTCAGCGTCAAATCCAGCAACATCCGCTCCGTCGGGTATGACCCGGCAACCTCCACCCTTGAGGTGGAGTTCTCTTCGGGGGGAGTCTATCGCTACCCCCAGGTTCCAGCAGAGATTCATGCGGCCATGATCAAGGCCGAATCGGTGGGCAAGTTCTTCCACGCCTGCGTTCGTGACAAGTTCCCGGCCTTCAAGGTGGACCCCATGACCGCAACGGGGGCCAGCCATGACTAAACAGGGGCACAACAAGGGCCACACCTACATGCACGGAGGGCAGAACGCATGAAGAACAGCGCCATGGGGCTTATCGTTGACCTCGCAGGTCTCGCCATCGAGGCGATCCCGGATGCTGTTGCCAAGATCCGGGGGCTCCACAAGCAAATTGGGGCCCTTCAGGACAAGCTCACGGCACGGGACCGGGTCTGGCTCACTCGGGACCAGGTCGTCATTCTTGGCCATCCGTGCCCGGGATGCGGAAAGACCAGCGACGAACTCAACGACTTCTGCCCCCATTGCGGGCATTCGCTGCCTACGCCTGGTTGGTTCCAACTCAACCGGAAGCAAGACCGCTTCTGCCCGTTCTGCCATGCTCAGGAGAACTTCTGTCTTCCCAACTGCGTCCGAAACACGCACAGGAGGTAGTCATGGATTCCCGTCCCAATGGCGAGAGGAGATTCCTTCCCGCCGAACGCAAGGCAATCACACACGCATTTGACCTTGGACAGTTCCGCTTTTATCTGACCGTTGGCCTCTATCCTGACGGAAGCCCCGGGGAGCTCTTTCTAAAGGCGACAGACCGAGGTCAGGTCACTGGAGACGCCAGCCACGGCAGCTTCGCCAACGGAATGTGTGATGCTTTTGGCATAGCCTTCTCGACTGCCCTCCAGTACGGAGCCCCCATCGACCATCTGTGCCGGAGACTGGCCTTCATGAAGTTCGAGCCGCAGGAACCTCTCGGCTCTGGTCCCTTCGGCACGATTCACTCTCCGATGGACTACATCGCCCGCTGGCTTGAGAAGCAGTTCTGCACCACGGCCCCGTCGTTCCCCATCTGACCGACTGTCGAAACCCAGCCCAACATGGTAGATTGGACTTCGTTGCGTGGCCCTCTCGGTGCCCCGTGGCGGCCTTTTCTCAGGCGAGGCAAGGCAAACACTCACACACCCAAACGGAGAAAGAAATGAAAGTGCTCAAGCGGGGCATGCGTCATCCCCAAGTCGTGACGCTCAGGGACTGGCTCAAGGAAGCGTGCTTTGACCCAGGGGTCCCTCCCTTCGATCAGGACCTCTTTGACGGCGTCGTGGAGAGCAAGGTCAAGCTCTACCAGCGAGCTCACCAACTGGACGACGATGGGATTGTCGGGAATCAGGAGACCTGGCCGGCCTTGGAGCAAGAGCACTTTCTCTACGTGACCCGGCAGAGCCAGTTGAAGCGGGAAGGCCTCCCCGAGCGACCGACGCATGTGCTTGGCCTTCAAGACGCCTTGGATAAGCTCTGCTCAGGCAAGGTCGGCTACGGCACGCCCACGGACAACCGAAGCAAAATGCTCAAGCGACCGGTAGAGCTCCGCCTCATGGCCGAGCTGTTCGACGAGGACGAGCGGCAGGAGGCCTTGGCCAAGCACGGAACCACCAACACCTTCGGAGGATGCGGCAGTTTCGCAGACAGGGTTCTCGAGGGGTGCATCCTCCAAGACACCACGCACAGGGCTTTCGCCAACCAGACGGCTGTGAAGCCTCCCCGGGCCCTGCGTGACCCGAGGTTCGCCGATGTCAACGACAATACCCCGGCGGCGATGATTGAAGGTGACAAAACCTGGCAGGCCTCCGGATGGAAACCGACCTGTCGAGGATACGCCTCCCGCTTCGAGCACATGGGGCCCCTCGAGTGGTCCGAACTCGAGGCTCACATGGAGGGGATTTTCTTCGCCCTTCTGCACCTTCGTGGAGGCCACATGATCACCGCCTTCTACTCCGACCACGAACGAGGATGGTGGTACACCCACCCCCTCACCGGAGACCTTTTGCCTGACAACACGACGTTTATTTTCGCCGCCGATGGCTGGTCTGGAAATGTGGGCCAAAAGACCACTTTGCAGAGGGCAAAAGACAGGCTCGGAAAGAAGCCCATTGACCACCTCTGGGCCCTCGTTCGACCAGGTTCAGAATCTGTCAGTAACCCCGCTTTTACTGTCACATTTGAGATTTTACCCGGGTAAAAAGCTACGATAATTTGGGCTACCCTACGATTTTTTGACCTATCGTAGGATTTCCGTAGCTCTGGAAGCCCTAGAGCCAGCTTCGATTCCGCATTAGGCTACGATAATATGATAAAAACACCCCTTCTTTGTCACCTGCATGCAGGCGCAGGCACAGGCGCAGGCTACGCACGCCTCACACACGCACATCATGTGCGCATCATGCGCGCATCATGCGCTCGGTGCGCAGTAGTGGTGGGAGCTTTTTTGAGAAATCGTAGCTTTTCTGAACTGCCGAAAGCCGCTGGACCCGATGGCAGGCCGATGGTATGCTCCTTTATCGGAGGCTACGATTTTTTTTGGAGGGGTCGTTTCCGTAGGATTCGGCCAAATTATCGTAGCCTGCCCAAAAGGGCTTGTGGGGTGGGCTTCGCCCCGGGTCTGAAGTTGGCACGGTCCTTGCAAGAGGGACAAATGAAGAACCTGAAACCTGGGGAACCGCCCGAAATTCTGGAACTCGAATTGAGCGACTGGGACCGGCTTCTGAACAAGGCCGGGGACACCCGAGCATTCAGGCCCCCTCTTCTGAACCAGCCCGGGGTCCATGAGATGCGAGCGACAGGAGATCCCATCAGAGCCTCCCTGAAGAACGAGGAAGACAAAGAGGTCTATGACGAGATCATGGCCGGCTACATCGCAGAGGTGGGAAATCTGGACGGTCCTTACCGCCTCATGATGCGAAGAGCCGCTGTCTACGAGATTCTTCTCGCCAAGGCAATCCTCGGGGAATCTCCTGCCGATTCCATTGACGTGTGGGAGAAACTCTTGCAGCGGATCCGCAAGAGCTTGGGCATTGACAAGCCGCCGGTCCAACGGAGAGGCGGGGCCAAGAGCATCATGGAAGTCTTGGCCGTGGCAGTGGGCAAGGTTTCGCAGCAGCCCCAAGAGCCACAGCCTCAAGGCCGGTTGATAGAGCAGCCTCCATCCAAACCGGCGCCTCCCACCGCAGGCTTCGACGTTGGCGGCCTCATGAAAAGCCTCGCCTCCAAGGTCGCTGCGGCCCCTGACAAGGTGCCTGAGAAAGAGAAAGAAGAGTGGGAAGACCTGTTCTGATTGCGGATAATACCCAGAAAAACAAGGGGATTCGGCCCTGATTCGGTGGATTCTTTCGGATAACAGCAGTTATCCGAAGTTTTCTTTGAGTGCGTTTACGGCATCCTCGAGGGCGGCCTGGTCATCGTGCACATAGACCCGGGTTGCTGCGATAGTGCGATGCCCCATGGCCTTCTGGACCAAGACGAGATCCTTGGTCTTGCGATAAAGCCTGGTCCCGAACGTGTGCCGAGTCGAGTGGACCGTCAACCCATCTCGGGTAATGCCTGCCCAGAGCAGCCAATGAGCGAAGCGATACTCCACCGCTCTGGCAGTGAGACGCTCTTGACGGCCGGAGAGGAACAGGGCTTCCGATTCCGAACCACTCCTCCGGCGTTCCCGGAGGTAGGCCCGGAGAATCTTCACCAGGTCGGACGGGATGAAGCGCTCTTCCTGGTGCCCTCCTTTGACCCGTACCGAGAGCTTCTTGCGCTCCAAGTCGACATCTGCGATATCCAGGCCCACCAACTCGGCAAGGCGGATGCCCGTGGAGAGCAGAACCTCAAGCATGACGGCGTCCCGGTGAGCCACGCACCCCTTGCGGGTCCAGAGCTCCCGGAGCATGCGCTTCCGCTCGCAGTCAGTGAGGGCCTCATGATGCACCGAGTCGGTGCGCTTGATCTCCAAAAGCGCCGCTGGGTTCTTTGGGGCCAGCCCACCGTCGGCAAGCCATTCACCGAAGGCCCGGAGTGCGGCCTTGAGGCGGTTGACAGTGGCCGGCTTCCCTGCCTTGCCCGCAACCAGGCGTTGCATCACAAGCGGGGTGAGCCCCTCCGTATGCTCTGCCATGGCCGGCAGTCTATTTAGGTCTCCCGCATATGCACGCAATGTGTGGGCACTGCGCCCGTTCGCTCTGAGATAGAGCGTGAAAGCCGCAAGGGCCTGAGAGGTGAGCATGATGTCTCCTTTGGGTGCCGCCCCACGGAGGGGCGGCGTGTGGGCCGCTAGAGCTCGGTGACTCTCACGGAGGCCTCAGCCTCCATCTCGCCCTCTGCGTAGTACCGGCAATCCAGGTTCTCGGTATCGGGGTCATGCACCTCCAGTTCGAGACCATCGATCTCGGTCGGGAGCTCACCCAACTCGGTGTAGGTCTCTGCGTTCTGGAGTGCGCAGGTCCAACAGGTCCCTGCCCAGTACATGCCGTTGACGTTCTGAATCTTGAAAGTTTTCATGCCGTTCTCCGTCGGTCAAAGGGGTCGGCTCCCTGCCAACCACTCCATAAGCATAGCCATATCCTGCGGCATGTCAAGCGATTATCCGAAGTTTTTTCAGATTCTGTCTGAATTGCGGGGGAGGCAGGAACTGGGCATAGTGGTATCGGAGGTCGCCATGGTCGTCAAGCTATTCGGTCACTCGGTAAAACACGCAGATCTGTCGAGGCTGTCGAAGGAAGAACGTTCCGTGATCGATATCATGGCTGACCCGGTGTCTTTCGGGGAGACGTTCCTCAAGAACCGTGACGGGTCACCGCTGAAGTACCGAGAGTACCAGAAAGAGGACCTGCGAGACGAGAGTGACCAGATAGCCCACCTGGACGGCAGAACGGTAGGCAAGTCCATTGATGTCTCTGGTTTCGTGCTTTGGGCGGCCTTCACGACTCCCGGCATTCAGATCCTGGTCGTTGCCCCGTTCCACACGCACCTTCATTCGCTACTGGCAGAGATTGAGTACCAGATCGAAGTGTGCCCCGAGATCAACGAGGCAATCAAGCGGCGGCCACGTGGGGACATGGCAATCGAGAGGGCCCCTCACTACATGATCCCGTTCACCAACGGGTCCGTCCTGCACTTCCGCCCCGCAGGGGACCAGGGCACGGCCTTCCGTTCCTTGCACGTTGACATCATCGTAGCGGACGAAGCGGCCTACATCCCCGAGCGTGCATGGAAGGCGTTGATGCCATGCCTTCTGGAGGGAGGCCTGTTCCGTGTGTACTCGACTCCGAACGGGATCCGGGAGAACACCTACTACCGAATCACGACGGGGAAGGGGTGGAAGGTCTACCACTGGCCATCCTGGATAGCGCCTGACTGGACAGCCCAGAGAGAGCAGCGGCTGATTGAGTACTACGGCGGGAAGGATTCCCCCGGCTGGCAACACGAGGTTGCCGGCGAGCATGGGCGCCCGAGCTTCGGCGCTTTCTCGACAGACGATGTGGTGAAGGCCACGGTGACGTGTAGCGGCTACAAGCAAGTGACGGTCACCGGAGCACACCTGGACGGGGCGAACAACGAAAGCGAGATTCGAGAGCGTGTGCTTGCGTTGATGGATGTCCCCGGCGGCCACGGCAAGTATTGGATAGGCGGGGACTTGGGGTACACGAGCGACCCGACCGAGATCGTTCTGTTCTCTGAGGACGACAAGGGGGAGCTTTGGCCCGAGCTGCGGGTGCATGCCGAGCATGTCCCGTACACCGCAATCACGGAGGTCTTGGCCTTTCTGGACCGTGCGTACAACCCGTTGGGGATGGGGCTGGACAGAGGCAACAACGGTATCTCGGTGATTCAGGAGTTGACGGGGTTGGACAAGTATCGAGACCTGCACCTGGCCCCGAGATTGACGGGGTTCGATTTTGGCGGCCAGATGACCGTGGGCGAGGATGACGACGGGAAGCCGATACGGAGACGCACGAAGGTAGAGATGACGACGGTACTACAGCGTCTGCTATCGGAGCGTCACCTGTGGTTGCCGGCGCAAGACCCGAAGTTTCATGACCAGCTGTGCAGCCAGACCTACACGCAGACCGAGAACGGGATCGTGTATTCGAAGGGAAACGACCACATCATTGATGCGCTTCGGTGCATGGTGATGAAGCGTTCATTGGATAGGCAGGAGACGTACCAGGGGAACACGTTGTGCGTGCGGTTCTGCGCAAGCGTGACGAGCCGGCCATTGCCGTAGGGAGACAATATGGGAGCAAGGAAGAGACGAGAACAGAGAATGGCAGCAACGAGTGCCAGTCATGGGGACTCTGCCGTGGAGCTGTTGAACCCTGCGTTGATGGCGAGGGCATCGATCTCGCAGAACATGTACTCCGGGCACTCGGTGAGTGATGCCATCCCGTCCACCTGGAAAGCCCAGGCGGAGAAGGCGTGGGAGTACTACCGAGAGGAGCCGCTGGTTGCGAACTGCGTGAATTCGTGGCGAGTGCTTGCCATCGGTGACGAGATCCAGGTGACGAGCGATGACGAAGCGATAGCGCTCGCTGCAGAGGAGGTTCTGTGGGGGCTTGGACTGAACGACTTTGTGAAGGACATGGTCCTGCAGTTGCTTGTGAAGGGCGAGTGCGTCGGATACCGAGTGGCGGATCCCACACATGGGTTCCGTGTGACGTGCGTGAACCCGGTGAGCATGACGTATGAGCGTGACGAGGCGGGGCGCATCATCAAGGCGGAGCAGAAGTCAAAGGGGAAGACGGTCGCTCTGAGGGTGGAGGATCTGTTCCTGCTGAAGTGGAACGCACCGGAGTATGAGGAACACGGGACTCCGATGCCGCTGCCGGCCTTCGCAGCGATTGAGCTTCTGCGTGAGTACCGAAGAGCGGACCGTGCGATAGCGAAGCGGTGGGCGGCCCCACTGCGTTTGATCCAGGTGGGCGGTAACTTCAACGGGAAGTTGATCATTCCTGACCAGCACATGATTGACGATATCGGTGCGCTGCTGAGCGGTGCCGACTTCAGGCACGGGATCGTAGTTCCGTTTTTCGTAAAGGCAGAGACGTACGGAGTAGACGGAGCGCAATTGGAGACGGACGGCAAGATGAAGGCGGCAAAGGAAGACATCCTGGTAGCGATGGGGATGTCTCAGAGCCTGGTGACGGGGGATGGCCCGAACTTTGCAACGGCCTCGGTATCTGGCCAGAAGATGGTGGAGATGCTGAAGGAAGTGAAGCAGGCAGCAAGGAAGATGCTGGATTGGGTCTTCGATTACTGGCTGCATATTCGGGGGAGCGACCGATGGGTATCGTACCAGTTCAGCGAGTTGGACCTGAGCACCGAAGCGGACCAGAAGCGTTTGCTGGTGGAACTGTACGACCGAGGGTTGATTTCCAAAGAGACGCTGCAGAAGCGCATGGGGTTGGTCCCCGAGATTGAGACAGGGCAGCGAGAGTCAGAGGGGCCCGGAGCGAAGCGAACGGTGACGGCTCAAGACATTGTGCAACTGATTGCGATGGAGGCCATCACGGTGGAAGAGGGGCGTTCGATGCTGGGGTTGGGAGTGAAGACTGCGCAGGCGGAAGCGACCGCTGCGCAGCGTGATGTAGAGCGGTCGGTATATGGGAAGGTGGACCGTGGCTGAGCAGACCCAGCGAGAGCGAATCAGGGAAGCGGTTGCCGAAGCGTCGAAGATGCGTGACCGCCTGGACGATGCGAGGGCAGAGGAGTTGATGCATGCGCTGCAGAAGGCGAGCGATGACGTTGCTGCCGCTATAGATGCCTTTGACGCGAAGACGGATGGTAAGCCTTGGGAGTCCATGCGAGAGACGCATCTGAAGGCGCTGCAGGATTCGATAGACGAGGTGACTGCGGAACTCTCCGAGACGATGGGACTGAAGAGCCTGTCGCATATAGAAGACGCTTTGAAGTTGGGAATCGAGGACGGGGTACTGCAGGGAGTTGCATTGGGCCTGCCAGACTTTACCGACTTGAGCCCTAGTTCGAGGGGCAAGTTGATCTCCAAGGTTTTCTCCACCATCGATCGTTCAGCGGTGAACTTCCTCGCCAACTACGAGACGCAACTCTTGGGGCAGGTGGCGGAGAACCTCGGTGGTAAGATCAAGGCCACGGTTCTAAATGGGGTGCTGACCGGGAAGCCTGTGAGAGAGGTAGCAAAGGAAATCGGGAAGGCGATCCCTACGGGGGACAAGGCAGCATTCAAGGCAGCTGGCAAGACGGTGTTCAAGAGCGCACAACAGCGGGCGATGCTGGTGGCGAGAACGGAAACGGTGCGAGCGCACAGCGAAGGGCGAAAGACGCAGTACCGAGAGATGGGGGTCAAGAAGGTGGAGTGGCTGACTGCGGACGATGAACGCACGTGCCCCGAGTGCGAACCGCTGCATCTGCGGGTCTTCAAAGTGGACGATGCCCCGGGGCCTCCAAAGCATCCTGCATGCCGTTGTGCGATTGCGGCGTTTGTGCCTGAAGAGGAAGATTGATGTCGCAAAATGAGGCGAAATCGCAGAATGAGAAAATTTCTTGACACGTCGTCTCATAATGAGAATCCTGTGATTGACCAGGTAGTTGCGAGGGTCTGATGAACAAGACGAAAGCAGCGTTGGAGACAGAGGCGATTTGGGAGGAGACGGATAACGAGATCCGTTTCAGGCTCCGAGATCCTGAATGGTTCCGCAAGGACACGTTCAGGCGGAAGGAACTTCCGGGTATCGAAGGGGTCTCTGTGATTCTCGGCAAGCTACTCCCCGAGCATATTCCTGAAGGCAGCGATGCAGAGTCCATGGTGATCCAGGCCTATCGCTTTGCGAAAGAGAACTGGACGCTTGAGGCTGCGAAGACCTGGGTGGACGAGCACCAGGTGGAGGCCGAAGTGGAGGCCTTGGTTGCGGGTGTCGAGGGGACGATGATGAACGAAGAGACGTCGGATCCGAATCCTGGTACCGACGAAGCGGCTGTGACGGTGGCCTCCAAGGGGACGGTTATCAGGATGCCGCAGGGGAAGCCTGAGACGAAACGCACGCCTGAAGCTCTGGCAGCGGACTTGCTGTCGGGAGACAGGATGCGGACGCAGGCTTTCAACGCCACATCGTTTAGGCTGG